CAGGGTTTTCGGTTGAATCAGGAAGCACGGGTACAGCTCCTACAGTCGTAGGTGCTCCAGCAATACCTGCTCCAGTGGCTCCTATAACTACAGCACCTGCTCCTGCTCCTATTCAGTGTCCAGAAGGGTATGTACTAGACCCTGCTACTAACTCTTGTATACCGATTTCTAGTGGAGGAAGTAAAAGAAAATCAGTAGAGCATGACCCAGAAGCTTGGATGAAAAAGTATGACTACACAGACCCTGCTGTGCTTATGGAGCAATCCTTAGATACTCTTAACATGGGTGAAACCGATGAGGAGCAAAACTTCTTAGAAAAAGCTGCAGGTGCAGTATCTGGATTCTTCGACAATGGTATCTTTGGTAAAATATTTAAGACACAAAAACATGCTGAAGTATTAGCTAACGCGGCTGTACTAGAATCACATGGTTACACAGATCAAGCTGCTAAGTTACGTGAAGCTGCAGGTGGGTATGCTGAGTCTAATAAGTTGAAGTTAGGTGGTTTCTTTGACTCAACTACAACTCTAACTAAGATGGCAATGGGTGCTTATGGTCAGACTGAGATGATGAAAGGCAACCGTATGAAAAGTGTTTCTTCTGACGAAGACCCTAAAACTACAAGCTCTATACAGGAATCAACTTTTGTTCCAACCAAGGTTATGAAGGATGAAGATACGGCTATGGCTCAAGTATCTGCTAAACGTGCTCCTACTAGTGGTGGTTCTGGTTCTCTTGTTACAGGAGGTAATAAAACTATAGACACAGCTTCTCAAACAAAAAGTAAAGAAGAAGCTATGGCTAAAGCTGCAGGATCAGTTAAAAAGTCTGATGGTTCTTATGATATTAGCTCTTGGTACAACAAGGGTGGTGCTGTAACTAAAAAAGGATTAGGAACACGGTCTACTAAAAAGAAAACACCTAAGACAAAGAAATAATAAGAACACTAAAGGTAGGGGCGAGCAGCCCTTATCAACTCCTAAATAACTAAGGCCACTCAGCTACGGCTGACCCCAACATAAACAAAAGGATGTATAATATGGCTCAAGAAATGGTAAAAAAAGTAGACACCAATAAGGCAATGATGTCAAGAGGTACTAACTACGCACTTAAACAGTCTCGTATGAACAAAGACGAGGAAGAATTAGAAGCTTTGTTAGCAGAGCATAAAGGTGAAGAAGTAGAAACAGAAGAAGAATCTTCTGAAGAAGTAACAGAAGCACCAGTAAAAGAACCAGTAGAAGAACCAGTAGAGTCAGAAGAAGAAGAGTCTGATGAGAACTTAAGTAGAGAAGAGAAGTCCTTCAAGAAGCGTTACGGTGATCTCCGTCGGCATATGGCTGAAAAAGAAAAAGAATGGAAAGAGTCACTAGAAGATCATAATAATACTGTTTCTCTTAGAGCACCTACCTCCGACGAGGATATTGAAGCATGGGCAGAAAAATACCCCGATGTAGCAGCTATAGTTGAAACTATTGCTTCTAAGAAAGCAGATGAAAAGTTTGCAGTAGCAGAAGAAAGACTACGTGAATTTGATGAAGCAGCTTATGAAGCTGAAAGAACTAAAGCTGAAATAACTATACGTAAATCGCATGCAGACTTTGATGAATTACGTGATTCAGATAAGTTCCATGATTGGGTGGAGAGTCAACCTAAGTGGGTACGTGACGCTTTATATGAAAACTCAGATGATGCAGCAAGTGTTGTAAGGGTTATTGACTTATATAAAGTAGATAACGGTATGACTATTGCAGCTAAGAAAAAGGCAAGTAGAGATGCAGCTAAAACTGTTTCTAAAAGGTCTACACCTGCTGTTGACAGCGAAGGTTCAGCTTCAATGATAAAAGAATCGGAAGTAGCTAAGATGTCTGATAAGGACTTTGAAGAAAACTACGATAAAATACAAAAGGCTATGTCAAGTGGTAAGTTTATATATGACGTATCAGGCAAAGCTAGATAATACCAACATGCTTAAATAAGTGCTTGACAGACAAGTATAAGTATGGTATAACTGTTGGTGTCCTAATAGGGCATCTTCGAGGACTCTTACTGAGTCTTTAGAACACTAATAAATCTTTAAGAATTACCTGATAATAGAGGCCCTCTTAGTAAAGCTGGCAAGTAGACCTAAGAGCACCCTTGAAAACTCAGCCCCTTATCCAGATTGATTAGGTTCTCTTAACCGAGATACAACTACGTATCTTATTTATTAAGCCAACCATCAAAAAGGATATTAATCATGGCTTTTGCATCCGCAAGCGGATATACAAACTTACCGAATGGTAACTTTAGTTCCGTAATTTATTCTAAAAAAGTACAACTTGCATTCCGCAAGTCCACAGTATGTGGCGACATCACTAACTCTGACTATTTCGGAGAGATTGCTTCACAAGGCGATACAGTGAAAATTATCAAAGAACCTGAGGTAAGCGTATCAGCTTATGCTCGTGGTACAACTATTGCTGCTCAAGATTTAGCAGACGCAGACTTCTCACTCGTTGTAGACAAAGCTAATTACTTTGCTTTCAAGATTGATGATATCGAAGAAGCACACTCACATGTAAACTTCATGGACTTAGCTACAAACCGTGCGGCTTTCCGCTTGGCTGATCAGCATGACCAAGAAGTATTGGGTTACTTAACTGGTTACAAACAAGCTGCGTTACACGCTAATGCAGGTACAGTAAACAACGTAGTAAATGGTACTAAAGCTAATACAGCTGCTGGTACAGACGAATTACTTGCAGCTAACAAGCTGAAAAAAGGTGATTTCGGAAACATTACTACAACTTCAGCAGGTGATCACTCGATTCCAGTTGCAGCACGTTTACCAGGAGCAACTGCTCTACCGACAGCATACGTATCACCAGCAATGTTGATAGCACGTATGGGTCGTTTGTTAGACCAAAACCAAGTGGATACTGCAGGTAGATGGCTTGTAATCGATCCTGTGTTTATGGAAGTTCTTCGTGATGAAGATTCTCGCCTATTTAACGCAGACTTCGGTGAATCAGGTGGACTACGTAACGGTCTAGTCTTGAACAACTTCCACGGTTTCCGTGTATATACTTCAAGTAACTTACCGTCAGTAGGTACTGGTGCAGGTACAACAGGTACAGCTAACCAAAATCTTAACTACGGTGCTATCGTAGCTGGACATGACTCAGCTGTAGCAACTGCAGAGCAGATCAATAAAACAGAAACATATCGTGACCCAGATTCATTCGCTGACATCTGTCGTGGTATGCACCTTTACGGACGTAAGATTTTACGCCCAGAGGCATTGATTACAGCTAAATACAACTTAGCATAAAATAACTTAAAGGGGCTGACTTAGTGTTAGCCCCTTTATATACATTTAATTTGAAAGCAACTAAAATATGTCATATACATACTTAGATATAACAAATGAGGTTATCTCTCGCTTCAATGAAGTAGTTTTATCTGAAGGTGGTTTTGCTACAGCTAGGGGTTTCCAAATTCAATGTAAGAATGCAGTTAATGATGCTATTGACTATATAAACACTAGTGAGTTTAGTTGGCCTTATAAACATGCAATTAAAACAGATACATTAATAGCTGGTACTACAAGGTACACACCTCCTACAACTTCTAAACACGTAGACTATGATACATTTCGTTTAGTTAAAGACGATAGCTTAGGTGTAACTGGTGGTAAATTAGAATTAATAGATTACAAAGACTATTTAGGCAGATACGTTGATCAAGAAGATACTATCGGTGTAGGTTCAGTGCCTCGTTATGTATTCAGAACACCAGATAATAACTACGGTTTATATCCTTATCCAGATAAAGCATACTCTTTAAGATATGAATACTACAAGTATGGAACTCCTTTAGCTAATGCAGATGATGTGCCTTTAATACCAGAACAGTATAGGTCTGTTATTGTAGACGGTGCTACTGCATACGGTTATCAGTATCGTGGTGAAACACAACAACATCAGTTAAACTTTAAAAGATTTGAAGATGGTATAAAAAACATGAGAATCTTACTTGGCAATAGAACAGACTACATCTATTCAACAGTATTAAGCTAGGTTAGATAATGGCAGATGAATCAGGACTTAATCCATTTGTGTTCCCTTGTAAGGGTGGCTTAGTTTTAAACCGTTCTACTTTTAATATGGAAGCTGGAATGGCCTTAGAGTTACAAAACTTTGAAGCCGATCTTACTGGTGGTTACAGGCGTATTAACGGTTATAACAAGTGGAATAGTAATATAGTTCCACAAACAGCATCTTCTATTGAGCCAGTGCTCATGTCAGCTTACTTTGCAGGTAACGATAAAGTTATAGCTGCAAGAGGTGAGAAAATATATGAAGCAGCAAGTGGTAGCAGTTCTTGGACAGAAATAGACACTGGTAGAACTAACGCAAACAAATATACTTTCTTTAGGTATAACTTTAATAATACTCCTCATATTATATGGGCAGATGGTGCTAATAACGCAACAAAGTATGACGGTACTACACTGACAGATATCAGTGGTACAAATGCACCTGCTAATCCTAAGTATGTTACATCATTTAAAAACACTATGTTTTTTGCAGGTATGTCAGCTACACCACAGGAGATGGTATTTACTGCACCTTATACAGACAATGATTTTTCCTCAGCAAATGGCGCAGGTTCTATAAGAGTAGATGATACTATAACTGGTATCTTTCCTTTCCGTGATACACTAATTATCTTCTGTGAAGAACGTATCTTTAGACTTGTTGGTAATACTATAGCTGATTTTCAGTTACAACCTGTATCTCGTAATGTTGGTTGCATAAATGGCTCAACAATAAAAGAATTTGCTGGTGACATAATCTTTCTAAGTCGTGATGGATTACGAACTGTTGCTGGTACAGAAAAGATTGGTGATGTTGAACTAGGTACTATATCTGCCCCTGTACATGAGTTATTCTCAGTATATACAGATGTAGATGAGTTTGA